GTTCCATCCATAATATATAATGATGTTTTTCGTTTAGATGAAATTAAACTTCCAAAAGTATATTGCGTATCATTGAATGTGAAAAAATTAGTTACTGAATCAGATAAAGAAACGGATGGATTATATAATTGATGGTAAGCGTAAGACACACCTAATCCTGTACGTGCAGCGGCAATGCTTCCGTACAAACCCTTTGTTACAATTATCCAAATTGATTTGTCTGTGTGATAATAGTATTTTCCTATACTAGCAATTAAATCTATGTTTGCTTGAGAAACTTCTGAAAGAGAATTTCTGTTTGAGTTTGTATATATATTAAAACCATTTACACCAGTTGTACCCGCTTGGATAGGTGAAATGGAAGATGCTGTCGTTTTAATTACATCTACATTTGTATAAGAAGATGTATCAAGAGTTGCATAATCTGTTCCGCTTATTTCTTCTTGAACCCAAATCTTACCATTCATTGCAAATAATTGAACTAATATATTATTTAAATTACCACTAAACATTCCACGTATTTCATAAGAACCATAGGAATCAAATAGTTGAAGATAACCTTCTCTTTTTTTTAGCTTATAGTTTTCGGTTATTCTGAAGTTAGTCATATCTGGACTTTCGCCCAACTTTAATTGAGTATCACCGCTAGTATCTTCGTTAATACCCAAGAAATTATTTATCGCAACTGGAGAAGGAGGTTTTTGAACTTGAATTTGTGCCAATTAAATCCCTCCGTAAATATTAATTATTTGTTCAGCACTTGCAGGTTGTTGCCGAGTGCCTTCAAATTTTAATTCCTCATATCGTTGGTTGAAAAAAGAAGCTGAAGCAGAGTTTTCAGTTAACAGTAAGTGAGCTGCTAATCCGTATGGTAAAATAGTTCTAGCTGTAATGTCATCTACAGTAAGTAATTGATTTAAATCTTCACTAGAATTACCAATATTTGAAAAAGTTAATAACTCTGGAATTGGATGATATATAATCCTAATGCTTCCATTAAAAAAGTAGTCCATGTAAAGGTTGTTGCGACCTTCCCATTTATAGTTTGCATCTTTGGCATACTGTCCGTAAGTGTTATTAGCTAAATCAACATACTCTGATACAATTTGGTCTACGCTTTTAAAGTCTGAAGGCATTGTCTTTTTAATCCATGGTCTATAATCAGGAACATCCGCAGAAGTTGCAAATGGCACATTGAATAAAGCACGATTAACATTTCGATAGTAGTTAGTTCCACTAAAACGTATTCTCGACCTTGTAGCACCAGATGTAGGCGTAACTACCCCTTTATATGGGGTAAATCCAAAAGAAGTTGTTGTGTTAACAGTTTCTAATGTATTCCAAACACCAGTATAGTCTTCGATGTATACTATACCAACATTATCGGCTTCAAAGTAATAAGCCTTTGTAGGTGAATCTCCTTCGAATGAAACATCTGTTCCAGTGAATTGTTCTACAGTAAAACCAGAATTGTATCCAAGTTTATTATCAACAGGTTTATTGGAAATTTCATATTCCGAATAAACATCGCCTTGTTTAAGAAGCTCTGCTTGTAATAGATTTAATAAGTTGTAAGTTTTTACACGATAAGAAACAACATCGGAATCTGTGAGAGTTCCTGCATCCGTTCTTTCGTCTATTAAATCCATTGTGATATTAAATACCTGATTTACTGTAGTTGACATTTAATCACCCTAGTATCAAAGTTAAAATTCTATCTGCCGCTTGATTTACTGGTGTAGCCGAAGTTCCGCTTCGAATTTTAATGTATCTTCCAGCATCGTAGTTTGCCGAATTGATAGATATAATTCTACTTGCAACTGCAGCTGTTGATGATAATTCAGCAGTTGTGCTATAGGCATTATAGAAATTAATTCCGTCTACTGAAAATTGGTAAGTTATATTAGCTGTTGTCCATTCTTCAGACATAATAATTGATATTAAATCAGAAGAACCTAAGTAAACTGCATTAGATAATGAAGTACCATTTGCAATGGTAGCTGTAGTTGTTGTGAAATCATTTTTGACAGCCCTAGTCGTTTGAATATAAGTAGGCATTAATGTTCCTCCCTATTTAAATAAAGGGGGCAATTAAGCCCCCTCTTTTATTTACGGCAATTCAATCCAAGCTGCACCGACAGTTTGTACGCCAACAGTAATATCAATTGCTTGAGCTCCTGCGGATACATCTCCTACATTTGCACCTTCAAAAACTACTGCATAAAGTTGATTTGCACCTAAAGTTCCAAGGTCTACTGATTTACTTGCCCAAAAATTACCAGCTGCTATACTAACTGTTGCACCTGTTGTTACTGCACAAATTAACAAAACTGCTCTAGTATATACACTTGACGAAGATGGTGTTAATGTGTGGTCACCAGCTGCTAAAGTTGTGAACGAAGTGTTAGTTCCTAATGCTAAACCTGCAACTGTATTAAATGTTTTAAGTGTGTTATAAGTTGATATTGTATTAACGGATACTGCTGCCATTTTATATTTCCTCCTTGATTATATATTAAATTGTTGTTTCAGCTGAATATGTGAATGTTGCTGTGTGAAGAAGGTTAGGCTGAATTACTTTTGCACCATAAACGTGTAATCCACGAACTCCTGTATCAAATGTGCTTTCTAAACGAATTGCTTCAGTTTCCATGATTTGCGAAGCGAATGCAATTGAATTGTAAGAACCAGCTAATACTTTCGAAACAGGTGTTGCTAAAGTACCAGTATTTGCTACTTGATTAGTTACATAGATATCAAATCCAAGAGAATCAGTCCAAGCCATTCCGCCTGTACCATTTGTACCATTATTAACTTGGAATTTAACACCAGCAAGTTCTAATTTCAAACGAATCCAAGGAGGAATAACCATCCACATATCTGAATCAGATACGTTGTTTTGTGCAAGAGATTGTTGTACTTCTCCAACTTTGGAAAAGATATTAGCAGAAGTAATTGTTCCGCTAGAAGTTAATCCTGCTTGTCCATACAATCCAAGAATGTAACTATCTGCAGTTTGTTGTAGTTTATAAGCAGCTCGGTCAGCCTGGCTACCTTTAACATCGACATTAGCTTGTGCCTTTTCAATATCTCCAACTTTAAATGCGAAATAATCTTGTTGACTGATTTGTAATACAACAGAAGCATCTTGAAGTGCTTCGTAAGAAATACTTGCACCTGAATACGAACTGATTGTTGGGTCTGCAAGTCCGTTAAAAATTACAGTATCTCCGAATTTTTTGATTTCGCCCTCTGCGTCTAAAGTACAGATGCGTTTACCTACTAGATTGTCTTCTAATGTACGAAGGATTTTTGTAGACCATATTTGTGGAATAAAATTTGAAATTGACATTTATAATTTCTCCTCTACCATTTTTTCATGGATTCATTTATTGACTTCCAATTTTTGTTTACTTCTTTAGTGTTCATTTTAGAAACTTGTTCTTTAGTAAAGAAAGGTGCAGATTCTCCATTAGATTTAATAGCACCAATCGAAGCAGATGCATTTTCTTGATTACGTTGAGAAATAGTTTCTAATTTATTGGTTTTGCCTAATTGTTCTTTTAAAATCTTATTTTCGTGTTTCATGTAAGCATCAATTAAAGACTTACCATTTTCTACTTCTTGCCAAACTGAAGCGGGTATTTCTTCTGCTTTTACGTCTGGATAAGTTTCTAAAAAATATTGGAAATCTTGTTCTTGAGATTTTTCACGTTCAACACGTTGTTGCTCAGTTTCGTATTTTTCACGAAACTTTTTGTTTTCAATTAATTCTTGAACAATTTCTTCAGGTACATCATAGCTCTGATATTGCTGAAGAAGTTCTTGTTCTCGCAATGCTTCTCTATATTCCGTTTCAGTTGTAATGGAACGACCTTCCCATTCATATCCTTGTTCAGCAATATACGCATCACGTGCTTCTTGTCTTGCTCTTTCTACAGCTTTCTCGTAATTCATGCCCTTTTGAGCTAACTCACGAGCTTTTTCCTTATCTAAACGTAAGGATTCTTTATTATATTTAATTTCAAGATAATCTTCTTGAGATATATTTTCCGAACCCTCGTTTTCAATATTTGTTCCTATTTCATTTTCGATGATTTGGTTGTCATCTAACATCGTTTCCATGATAATCTCCTTTGCTATGGTGAGCAAAATTTGGTCTTAGCTTTAAATTTCAATAACTAGCTAAGGAAGTTTAACTCTGTATTTTAACGTGGTGTCTCCCACAGTAATACAATGTATTACATTTTTTTACCTTTTGCATACGATTTGCCAATTGTTCTTGAAGCTGTTTTCTTTACAGATGCTTTTGTTGGCTTTTTACCCATCATCACAGCCATCATCATTCCTACTTTGTTTTTCATATCTTTCACTGCATTTCACCACCTTGCATCATCATATTCATTAACTGTGCTTCTTGTTCTTCAGGAGATAACTGTTGAATTTGTTGTTGTTGTTCTGGAGGAAGTGTTTCTAAGAATCTAGCCAACTGTTCATATATAAACTGTTTTCTAGTATCTTCACCTTTAATTTCTTCAAGCAATGATTGTTTTTGTGCAATTAATCCTGTTGGTATTCTCTCTAGGTATTGTTTGAATGTAATTGCTTCTTGTTGCAACAATCTATCTAAAGTTTCAATCGAAGCAAGTTCAGACCAGTAAGAAGAAGCACCAACTTCAATCTTTAAACGGAACTTCATGTTCTTAATATCATCAAAATTAAATTCAACGATTTGTCTTTGACCTAATATTTCAGCATCAATCTTCCGAGTTCCGTAATAGTTAGTGATGTAATCCAACCATATATAACCCATGTCTTCTAAGAATTGATACATGTTTTGTTTGATATTTTCTAATGGTACCGCAGATGCTTGTTGAACCGCTATAATCGAACGACCCGATGCTCTTTCGGGGTTAATGTCTCCTAGCAAGTTATCGTTAGCACCTAGCATGTCTTTTGTATAGTTAATAGCTAAATCAATCGTTTGCATAACTTGACCTGACATAGTTCCAGGGTTTAGGTATTGAGCTACGTTTCCAACAGATTCGTTACCCATTCTTTCAATTCCGATTGCTGCACCGATTTGATTGTTCCAAGCTGTAATCATATTTTTATTGTATATTACTTTAGGGAAAGCAGTGTGCATCAACGACATCATTGCCATTGCGAACATTTTGTTAATGAAAATTTGGTTAGGGATAATTCCAGTCACAAGTGCTTGTCCATGATAGGAGTTCTTGCGTACATCCCAATTCATCAAAGTTACAGGATACAGAGTAAGTTTGGTATCCCACTCTTTACGAATCGTTGTGAACTTAGTAATCTTTTTAGCAAAAATTTTTCCGTCTTTTTTGTACATCTTAATTAATGAAGTTGTTTTTCCAAACCCATCGAAACGATAGTCTAACTGTATCTGTGAGCGGTCACCTGATTGATAAAATGTTTCTTCATCTGAACCGATTTTTAAAATTTCATCTTCTGATATTCCATTTGCTCTAGCTTCATCTTGTAAGTTAGCTACTAACTCACGAGCTGATATAATGATGTATCTTTGTTTCTGAACTTCTTTTTCGTTTGGGTCACCAAAAAATACATTTACATTGTCAATTCTGTCTACATCAATATCACCTTTAGCTGCTTGTCCTGCATCGATGTTTGCATTCCAATATATGTAACCACACGCATCTCCGCTTACTGCTGCATCCAATAACCATTGACGAAGTTTAAAATTCATTTTGTTTTTTTCCCAAAGTGTTGTTGAATAATCACTAATTAATTGTGCAGCTTTTTTAAGTTTCTCTTCATCTTCAGGAGTTTCAGCACTTACTGCTTCAGGTACAAAGTGCATGGTAACATTTTGACTCAAAATAGAGGAGACGAAGTAATTAATAATTCTTTTTAATATGTTGAAAACAGGTGTTGGAAGTCCGTTTGAAACGACACC